AGCAACCTGCTTAAACGGCTCCGCGCTAATATCGATTACACTAAAAGTACTATAGTCCTGTCCTCTTCCTTTAGCAACATCAACTAACATTACATAATTGTGATCTTTGATTGGTTGATTATAAACTTTTACATCATCCTTTGTAATTTCTAATGGATCATGTCTTCTTAATTCAAGAAGTGTATTAGCATTAATAAGAGTGTCACCTGTACCAAAGAATGTGTTTCCAAACTCTTGATCAAATTGTACAGGCGAAGTATTAGCTACTGTAGCTTTTTTCCACTCTTCGTCCCTTCCTGGAACGTCCCACCAGTCGACTCTAAATGGAATAAATTCGTTTGTTTCTTGTATTGCACCTTCCCATAATTTATGAAAAACATTACCTAAACCGTTTGCTGTAGATGTAATAATAACTTTTGTATCTTTACCAGATGATACAACTGGATAAGTTGAGGTATAAAACTCAGAAGCTCTTTCAACAAATGCAAACTCGTCAAGGTAAAGCAAATTAACTGACATCCCGCGAATAGATGATCCAGATGTCGCAGCAGCAACAATCCTTGAATTATTACTAAATTCAATAGACCCTTTATTAAGAGCTTTACATCCAGGTTGTAAAAAAAATGGTAAGTTTTCTAGCATAAGTGTGACTCTACCAAGCATCTCACGAGCGGTAGCACCCTTGTTTGCCATAACAGCAATAACTTTTTCGCTATTAAAAAGTGCAAACCAAAGTAGATATGCCACTGATGAAATAGATTTACCAGATTGTCGACAGGCTAAAACAATATTAAATCTGTTTGTATTAAACTGATTAAACATTTTTTCTTGGTAGGGATATAAATCAAATGGAACTAAACCTTTATCAAGGTGAATTACTTTACAATATTTTCTCGCAAAGTATGTAGGATCTTGCATGCATCTAGCATATTCTTTAACTTCGTCATTTGTCCAATTAGTAACAACACCATCACGCTTAACACTTGGGTTGCCTAAATAAGAATCATTCTTTTCCATCATCTAATCTATCTGTAATATCAATTACGTTATCATCTTTAACAGGGTTATTCATATCTTGTAACATTCTTTGTAAATCTACTGTAGATCCTACAAATAAATTATTTGTTGTGCCTTCTGGCGCAGTTACTTGAAGTACATCTTTTTGATCATATGCCTTTTTCTTCTTATGTAAATCCATAAGACGGTCATTTACATCTGAAACATTTTTAATCATACCAGACACAACTTCAAAAGCTCGAGGATGTTCAAGATTCCTAGCTACTTCAATCATATCTTCTAGTGCAGCATTACCTTTTTCGATTAAATCGTAATATGTTCTACGAGAATAATCAAAGTCATCTTCTGGTAAATTGTCTGATTTTTTCCAATCACTCATTTATCTAACTCTTTTTGTTCCGCTTAGCGAAGAAGCAGGTCCTGAAGGACTCGATGTAGAAGCTCTTTGCTCAATATCACGCATTGCTTTTGCCTGTGGTGATATTGTAACTCTATCAGGCAGTATCTCACGTGTTTTCTTTGTCTTATTTGGATTATGATTAGGACCATGCGGACTCATTAAGGCGCCTTTCATTGCTCCAACAAATGATTCTGAATTATATTGTTTAAATGATAACATTATTAATTCCTTTATATTTATTTACGGTGCTGGCCGACCAGTTACAGCTGCATAAGCATTTTTATAAATATTTCTAACAGCTTGTCTTCGTACCGCTGGCGCTGCAGCTCTTTTTTGAGCTTTTTGCTGAGTTCTCCAATTTTGAGTTGCTCTTTTTGCAGCATTTTTTATTATTGCTGCGTGTTGCTTAAAATCAGGATGATTATGAGAAATAGTTGTTGCTTTGCCATCAACACCTCTTAAAACTTTTTTTCCAGTAGAAGTTGTCATAACTTTACCATGATCTGGATGAACCACTGATGATGGTGGTGTAGGTTTCATTGCTTCTATACCAGCACGACCAACACTTTTTGCTACTTTTTTAATTCCTCTTCCAGTTGCATTTATTGCATTTGTGCGAGCTTTATTACCAGTAATAAAATCACCAATTTTTCCTCCAATGTTTCCGCCGGCGCTTCCACCCGCAAGCCCACCTGCTGCGAATCCAGCCATATTACCAATCCCAGGAGCAATAAAGCCGCCCGCAGTGCCACCAGCAATTGCTCCACCTAATCCACCGACAGCCCGACCAATCCCTGTGCCAATAGCTTTACCTAATTTGCCTTCATTAAGTTCTTCTCTTAATTCAAAATATGTTTTCATTGTGATGAATCTCCGTAATATTCTGTAACAGTTGTAAATCCAAAATCACTAAATGGTTGAGCATTTGCTGGGTTAGGCGTAGTAATTTGTTTAACATATAAACCATCAGAATCCGATCCGGAAGTTAATAATGTGGTTTTGTCTATATAAACATCGGTTGTAGTTTTCTTAATAATTTTACTTTGACGAATTGGACCATGAAAATTAACTCTCATTCCAAAATCAAGAGTATAAATTATAGTTCTTCTTTGTTCCAATGATCCTTCAAAATCATCTTGAAATGATACTGATTGTAATGTAATCGGAACATCTTCTTTTATATCTTCAAATCCAGAAAATGGTTTAAGAGTTAAAGTGTATTGTGGATTGAAATATGGTAAAATTTGTTCTACAATTTGTAAAGCATCATCTTGCAATTTAGCATAAATGTTTAATGAGAAAAATATAGTGTATGGTGCTGGAGAATACATTTTATTTGAATGAGTAGTACTTGTACCATATGCTTTATTATAATTATTATTCTTTGGAAGAATTCTTTCTGGATCATAAGCTAATGAAGTAATTTCAAAAGACATTCGTGGCAACTTTAAAGCCACTTTAGTATTGTCAACTAAAGATGGATTTTCTCTGATTCTTTCTAAATATTTATCTTTTGGTGCATATGCTAAAGGCACTTTTGTTTGGTCTATTATAGAACCATTTTTTGCAGTCCTTTGAACATAAATATCGTTAAATATTGTGCCAAATGTAGCAACAGCTTTTCTAATTCTTTCGTGATAAAAATATTGAAACATTATGGATCCTCTGCATCACCAAATGGGTTACCTTCAGAAAAATCTAAAAAGTCTATAGATGCTGTTGAATTAGCATCAAATATATCGTTTTGCGCTGAAAGGTATCCAGTGTCTTCATTAATTGAAAGAATAGTTCGTGTTCTCGGATATAGGTATGTATTTGAATCTACATTTCTTCCATAGAACACATTAAATGGGAATACAAACTGATCATCAGGTCTATCATTAACAATTGTTTTACCAACCGTAAATCCAATTAATCCAGTTGCACCTGCTCCATTTGAATCAAGAGCACTATCTGCACCAACATGTCCGAGTACAAGTGTTCGAGTAGTAGGACTGTATTCAATAACTTCTCCAACAATTTTAGGATGTCTACCAGTAATAGTTCTAAGTGCAGAATCAATCTGATAAATATTTTCTCCAACAAAGAAGTCTACACCACCTTCCATTCTATCGCTATCACCAAAGAGAACCCCATTTTGATTACGTGCTGAATCAAGACCAAGCGTAATATTTGCAGCATCATTTTCAATACTGTCAATTGTTTCTATTCCAGTATCTAGATCTTCTCCACTATATACGAATAGCTCACAACGTAAATTATATGTTGGAACATTATTTAACTGATAAAACGGTTGCTCATGTTCAACATGCATAATTTCAAACATTGAATTAGAAAGTGGAAGATATAATACATCACCTTCTCTTGGTCTTTCTGATGAAATTTCATTTGCGTTTTGTTCAACAACATGCCGCCATCTTCTACGTGATACTACAAAATTAGCAGCATCTCTAATTTCAACACCAAATTTTGTAAAGAGATCTCCTTCTCCATCAAATCCCTGCTGATTCTCAATATACATTTCAATTTTATAAGCAGTTGAAAATTTAGATGGGACATCTTCACCCAAAATTTTATCTTCATTAACGATTTCACGCGGCATGTAATAAACATCTTGACCATAGATTTTTAATGATTCTATGATAATATCTTCGTATAAATTTTGTTCATTTACCGGTTTATCGGCAAAAAAGAGATTCTTTGCCATAAGTTATCCTACAAATAAATCAATGGGTAATTCAAATTCTAGTCTGAGTTTTTCATCTAATTGTTGTATTTCAATATTTGCATCATCATATATTTGTCTACCATTTAGCATTACTCCACCTGGTAAAGTCATTCCTTCAAATTTCATGAGGTTTGATCCCCATTGTCTTTTAATTAAAGCAGTAGCATACATCTTTAACCACATATCGTTAAAAATAGATTTAGTTCCTGATGTTGTTGATGGATCTACAAGAGCATAACATTCGGCTACAAGATAATCACCTTCTTTAATATCTCTATCTGAAAAGTCACCAAAAATATGTAATCTATTTTGTCTACGCTGATAAGATACCTGGGGAGTGCCATTTAGCGTCATATTAATAAGATCAAGATATTGTTTCATCTGTACAAAGTAGTCTAAACCACCAGTAAAATTATTTAAATTTACCATGTCGTTAAGCATCATTTGATACTTAATATCAAACATTCCAGCGCCAGATGATGAACCAACCCTAATAGGAAATAAATGAGTTACGAAAATAATATTATCTGGAACTGGAATGTATTTGTTCGTAACATCAGTCGCAGTAACTAAATGTTTAAAGTAGGTTTTTACGGTAGCATCAGAATGATATTCTTGGTATACTTCAAGAGCTTCGTCTATTCTATCATCGATTTGTTCGTCTGCAACATTAATATCAATTACAGGAGCGCCTAGTTTACGTAAACAATATTCCTCTAAATCAGTCCGCGAAGTTACTATAGCCATATTGACATCCTATTTAAATAGTCTTTGTACTATTTATATAGTTTTTGCTTTAACTTTTACATTACTTTAAAACTGACTAAATCCGCTTGGTATTGAATAAACATATGTATCACTAGCAGATTGTTTTCCAGCTTCCCAAACACTAGTGTAACTACTTCCAGTACCAGTGGCTAAAATTAATGAATAGCCAGTTACACCACCAGCAGTAGCATCTACACTAATGCCAGCACCGCCCGCACCTGGATCACCACTGAGTGTACTCCATGTATTATTTTTACCTAACCAGACTTTTCCAGCATCGGTGTCATA